TCGAGTGTGAACTCAACCCAGGCGCAGCCGGGCACAATCGCCGCCGGATCGTGGCGGAAGCGCGTTGGCACTGAAAGGCCGGACGTTCCCGAGACCACCACCAGCGAGGAGGCTATCTCAACCCCGCCGGCATCGCGCTGCCGGATGAAGAAACGGCACGGTCTGCTGCCGGATGACGCGGGGTCCACTGAAAGAACCAGCACCGAGGCAACGACATGAGAACCAAAGTCCGTGCGCGGAAAGCGGAAGGTGGTTCCCGCTGTGACTGCCGCCGCGCCACCCGGCACGATATGCTGCCAGTAACCCAGTCCTTCATCTGTTTGTCCGGCAGTGGTCGCCAATGCACCCGCGCCGATCATGTGCGTCTTGGCAGTAAAGTCCAGTTCGCCGGGCGAGAAGCGGTTCGGCTGACCCACCTGTAGGGAAGGTGCCTGTTCCAACGGTTCTTGCGAGATCAGGAGTGCTGCGAGCGCCTGTTCCGCTTCGCCTGCTGAGCCAGCAGCATCATCGCGATAGCCTGCGGTTTCATCGACGTAAGGCTGCAGCAAGCCTTCGATTAGATCCGGGTCACCGACCGACGCTGCAGCAATCTTAACATCGATTGCTGCGCCGATGCTCTGGATTTCTTCTTTGTCCGGATCGTGCGCGCCGGATGCAGGGATGCCGTCGATGGTGTACTTGCGGAAAGCAGAACGGAACATTTCTCGCATCGAGGCCATTACAGGTAACTCCCGGACATATCCTCGACGATACGGACAGAACCCGTCGCGAATTTCGGATTGGAAAGGGGGGCGCTCATCTGGCCGTCGACGTGGGCCACAAAGCGCGGGTTTTTGAAGTCGATCTCGGTGCCGGCAGTGACAGCTTCGCGCAGGGGTGGGAGGAATTGAACCTCATTCCCGTCGATCAATCCGATCTGGTAGCAACGGGCTCCCCAGTTCGGATGCACGATGGTGAACCGTTCACCGCCAATCAGTGGGCGGCCTAGCGCGGCGATGTCCAGCGTCAGCCGCGTGGCGCGCAGGGGCGCATCAGCGGCAGCGGTGACTTCCGCAGAGCCCTGCGAGTAAAGGCTTTCGTCATCAAACGAAGTGCCGTCAGAATGCGGGACCAGCAGCCGGCGCGTGATGGGTTGGTGCCGGGCGTCGCAGATCGGGAAGATGAAGGGGCCAACGCCGCCGATGGCAGACTTGAACGCCCGCCAGGTCATGATCCTTTCGCGCGTGCGCAGCGCTGCATCGCCGATGTCGGCGTACCAATACCCGCCGCCGTCCGTCGCGATCCGGTCCTCTATCCCCGAGAGAGATCGCCCGCCGGAAATCGACGCAACGAATATGTCGACGTCCTTGGCGGTGATGCCGAAAAAGCACGTGGGGAAGACCAGAAGACCCATGGCGTGAGCATGGGCAAAGCGGGGGCGATCACTCTACGGACGGGCTACGCTTCGATCACCAGAACATTGGCCGTAGCGCCGACGAGAAACGACAGAACGCCGGTCAAAATCGCTTGTTGCTGGACCGTGACCGTACAGCCGGTCGCAGTGACCGCTGAAACGGTCGATCGCGTGGGGCCGGAGAGGGTGGGAGTGGTCGCGGGCAGCGCAACGATCTGCGGCGGGGCGGTCAGGCCAAGGTCGTTGTAATTGATCGTCGCGACGCCGCTAGCATTGGTCACAGCAGCATAGGCTCGGACCCGCTTTGCAGCGTTAAAGTTGAAGGCCAGCGCCTTTGTCGCGACATAGCCTGTCGTGCCCAGATACATGCCTACAGCAGGCTTGGTCCCTTCGCCTCCAGTCCAGTCGACAACCTTGATCAGCGTGCGTGTGCCGTCCAACTCGCCGGAAAGAACGGGCGTCCAGCCATCGTTTCCTTCGGGGCCGGGGATTGTCGAAGCAGCGCCGGGCGCACCTGGATCGCCTTTGTCCGCCACGAAGGGCTGGAGCCTCCCCTCGGCTTGAACCGCACCGCCGACGACGTTCATCCTAACAGCCATCATGTCACCGTTGCGGTTTGCGGCCCGGTCGGGGTGGCCGGGACATTGGTGGTGCTGAAGGCTCGGACCCAGTAATAATACAGGCCCGGCGCCACGGTATCGGTGATCTGCTGGACCTGGCCAAGCCCGCCCGTCATGTCGGCACCGATCTGGGCCGCAGATCCAAATATGTTGGTCGTGCCGCGATAGACCCTGACGTAACCGAAGTTGCCCGATGGCGGGTTTCGCCAAGCGACGGTTGCCGTCCCTGCCGCTCCGTTCGCCGTCAGCTCAGTTGCCGGGGAAGGCGCAAGGCCGGTCGTGCTGGTGCTGACGGTTTCAGTGTCGGACCAGTCGGAAACGCGCCCGTCACCGACCGAATAGGCGACTGCCACGTCGACATTTGCGTCAACCGGAACCAGACCGATCAGCAGGGACACCGCAGACGACGCATCGATGTCACTGTATTCTTGCTCGTTCCAGACGGCATCAGCAGACAGTTTCCAGCGACCATACCAGATCAGGTCTTCGCGGTTCGGGGCCGAGGCAGTCACGGAAATCCGGGCGCTTCCCCCATCGGCGGAAAGGGCTGCGCTCGCTGCGGTGATCTCTGGCTTGGTCAGCGGCAGGCGTGCGACCCGGTTGCCGATCGGGGCGGGCTCACCTTCTTCGGTGGCAGGGTTCCAGGCATCTACATTGGGATCGGCCTTGATCCAATCGAAGGTAACGCCGCCGGATGCCAGGTTGCGCCGCAGCCGCACGATTTCCGCCGGGCCGGAATAGAACACGGTCCCGGCTTCTTCGATGTGCAACGGGATGTAGCGCTTGCCCCTGATCTTCCGGCCGCGCGTGTTGGTGGTGATCGATCCCCGGTTTGCGGCCATGGTCTTCGCCATCAGCCGCTTCGCCAACCGGCGGGCCTGTCCGTGGCTGGGCACGGAGTTTTCAAGCCCGGTGGATTTCACCTCTCCGGCCGCGCTGATCGCCGCGAGATCCTGCCAGGATGTGGCGTCCACAGTCGTGTAATCGTGATCGGCCGAGAGGTACGACACGGCGATCTCGTTGAATTCATCCTCATCAACGACGCCATAATCCCAGGAGTAGGAAACGATTTCGTCAGGACCGATCAGGTCATCTGGATCCGGTTCAAGATAGCGGCCCGACCAAGGGATGAGCGCGCCATCGGAGCGGGGGGCGACAAAGCCATCCCAGCAGGCGAGCAGGTTGCCGATTGTGGTCTTGTGCTGGTCCGTGTGCTTGTGGGCGAGGGCGATCCGATACCTCTTCTCGGTCCCTCCCGCCTTCAGCGGCACAGCGGAATCGCAATCGTTCGCGGCGGCAGTCCAGAATGACAGGGTCGGCAGGAAGTGAGTCTGCCAGTCCTTGTAAGCCCGGTTCATGTAATAGTGCGCGGTGCAGAGCGCGGCGTTGTCGCTGAACTTCCAGCTGTCCGGATTGTCGAAAGACTGGGTAGGATCACGCCAGTCGAAAACGCGCTGAGCCCGAACGACCAGCGATAGCGTGTTCGCATCCGGGCCGCCGGCGGGGTAGACGTCGTTGAAGTATTTCTCTTTCACCGGCTTCGACACCATGCAGCCGGTCACCACTCCATCGCCCCTGTGATCGGTAGACCAGATGCCAGGCAGACGCGCGATCAATTCGGAAAAGGCGGTTTCAGTGGGCAGGCCAAGGCGGGTGCCGATCTGAATGTCGTTTTCCCCAAACTCGCCATCCTTCTTGTTCACATAGCCGCCGCCGTTCAGCGTGATCTGAATGTCACGCAGATACCGGCGCTCGATCCCGTCAATGCGGCCTTCATGGAACGCCCAGGCATCGCAGGCGAAGCCGTCCTCGCTGGTGTCGTAAAGAATATAGGCGCCGTAAAGCCGCACGGTGCCATAAGCCGACACGCGCGCGGGCAGGGCGTTCTTGATGGCGCGCTCTTGCTGTTCGGGCTTGGGGCCCTTCGGCTTAAACAGGGTCGCCAGAGCGAGTGCCGCAGCGGCAGCGATTGGCTGCCCCCCTGGCACAAATGCAGCCACCACCGCGACGACTTGCAGAGCAAACCGGCCTAGGTCGCGGTCGATGATGCTGAGGGGCGAGACGATCGCGCGGACAACGCCAGCCATCAGACCCTCCAGATCAGAAGAGGATCGCCGACACCAAACATAGTGCCCGTTCGGTGCACACTGGCCCAGCGCTGGCCTGTCCAGATGCCGCAGGTCTGGTCAGAGCCGTCGTCCGTGGGGATCGACAGGATAGCCACATCGCCTTGCCGAGGCCCTTCGACCTCCGCCAGTCCGATTGCCTCCAATCCCTTCGTCCAGAGCGCCAGCAGGCCGCCGCCGCGCCCAATCACCAACTGCGCCTCACGCTCGCTGCTGTACGAGATGTCGATGGCCGCCATCGGGGAGCGGTGCCCGCGCTGGACAAGGTAGCGATCCAGCCACCGCGAACAGTCGTGGTTCACGAAGTCCCAAGCGGGGCAGGGCGTGCGGAGAAATTCACCCAGCATCACTTGGGCCCAAAGGTGCGGGACGTGCCCTGGTTTATCCCGGATACGTTCGAGAAAATCGCATCAGTCGGCGACCGGCGGCGCTGATCCTGATCGGTGAAGTAGGCCATCGGTGCGCGCGATCGGTTCGTGTCCTCGGTCCCGATCGACAGCGTGATCGTGCGGGTGCGTGACCCGTCTTCGCTGTCCTCGCTGCTGACCGTGATCTTGTCGGCGCGAAAGACCGCTTCATATTCGACTTCGATCAACTGCCAGTTGTCATCGAACCGCATGGTGACAAAATGAACTCGGGCACCGCGAATGCCGGCAGCGTCTTCCAGGGCCAGCGCGATCATGCGCGACGACGCACCCGACAGCTGAATTTCAATGCGTTCGGCTGTGAAGTTGATGCCTTGCTCGAAGTCGGGCGCGCTCAGCAGTTCGCCAGCGCCCAAGTATCGTGCGGCCGACGTCTCAACGATGTCGGCCGGCACATCGAGATCACCGATGCCACCCCAGACCCGTGCAACGGGGTCAGTCTCAATGCGAAGGGCAAAGCTCTCCCGCATCAGTCTTTCAACTGGTTGAACTTGCGGAGGGTGGCGGGGGCTGATCGCTGGCCCTGGGCGAAGGACGCACCACCCGCTCTTGCAGCCTCCCGGCGCGACGTGGTGTTCACATACTCCAGCAACTCAGGCGTCGTGATTCCGCCCCGAGCGTCCAGCGTGAAGGACTGGTTGATGACCGTGGGTGTGCTGTTGCCGCTAAGCCGATGGTTCGGCACAATCACGCCAGACTGCTGCGGCACGAACATCTCGCGGCCACTCTCGCCGACCATGTAGGGCGTGCCAGCCTTCACAGGCCCACCGATCGCACGGCCGCCACCGAACAGGCTGCCGATGCCCTTCACGAGCGAGCCAAGGCCGCCACCGCCGCCGCTCTTGGCATCCCGCAGCGCGTCGAGCGCGGGCTTGATGAGCAAGTCTTCGATCAGCAGGTTCAGCAGGCCACCGATCAGGGGGTCTTTGATCCCAAGCCGGTCTTCGATCGCACCACGTATGCCGTCGCGAACATGGTCCAGCTCGTCGACAACATAGCTTTCGACCAGATCGGACATCTCGCCTTCGTCGCGGTCAAGGCGGTCGCGATAGGCTTCCAGGGGGGATTGGTTCGACCGTTCGGCAATGCGTCGCCGGCTTGCACTGGATGCCTCCAGCCCATCGAGCGCTGCCTGCGCGCGCAACCCATCGGCGGAATTCGCGCCCTCCAGATCAATGATCGCCTGAAGCTGGGCCCGCTGATACCGCTCTTCCAGATCGATCGACGCAAGGGCAAGGCGCTTCCGTTCAGCGCTGGAGTCCGCCAGATCATACTGGTTACGCAGAATGTCCTGCTCAGCACGGAAGCGCTCGTCGGCGATGTCCTGCTCGCGGCGCAGGATTTCCCGGCCTTCCTCCAGCGCCAGTTCACGCTGGTAGAGGCCTGCACTGGTAACAATGCCGCCCGCGTCGCCCGACCCGGAGCCGTACAGCTTATCGATCGCCTCCAGCGCCGCCTGACGCTGAACCGCAGTGAGATCCTTGTTCTCCTGCACATCGGCCACGCGCTGTGCGCGTTCTTCCCGAAGGATATCCTTCTGAAGTTGGGTGCGCTCTTCGATGGTATCTACGAGGGCGAGCTGGGACTGCAGTGCTTCAATCCGCAGGCGGGCCAGTTCGCGTTCGGCCGCTTCTGCGCTGCGTTCGTAGGGCTTGGGGCCCTTGTCTTTCTTGTCCTTTTTCTCTTCAGCCACGGCTGTGGCGGTCGTGGTAACAGCTTCATCCAACACGTTGACGTTGTTCGCCATGCCTGTGACGATTGCTTGCATCTGGCGAACAATGTCGGCGTCCTGCTGCATGATATCGCGCCGCTGCGCCGCTTCACTTGCAGTGTCACGCATAACGCCACGGCCATCTACCAGTGGAACGTTGCCGCCCGTCGCGATTGCCGCACGGGTATTTTTGTCACGATCGAGGCTGCGCAAGTCTTGGCGGAGTTGCGCGCGCTCAGCGCCCAGAACGGCCAGCCTCGTTACCTCAGCCTGTTGAGCCAACTGCTGCATCCTGACGATGCCGTCGATCATGGACTTGGTGAAAACATCCATGTCCTGCGCCGCTTTCAAAGCGGCGTCGCCGGTGCCTTTTACAGCAATGCCTGCATCGCGAAGCCGCTTTTCCATACGGTCGGCCTCGGCAGCAGTCTTGGCTGCAGATTTGGCCAAGCGTTCCGCCCGCTCAGATGCTTCAGATAGCCGGCTATTGAGGTAGAGGATGCCTCCGCCGAGGGCCAAAACAGCCGCGCCCAACGGACCACCGATAAGCGCGAGTAGGGCGCCGCCAGATCGCACAGCCAGCCCTTGCGCCACAGAAAGGCCTGTGACGGATGCTGTGGCCACCCGTGCGGCCGCAGAATGGCCGAGCAAAGCAGCGTTGGACTGGTAGGTTGCCCCTGTCATCGCTTCGGCAGTCAGCGCCGCCCGCGTGTTTGCCGCAGACAGGGCGATACTAGCCGCCGCCGCCTTACCCGCAGCGCCGACATACCGAACACCCATAGCAATCGCGATCACTGCCAGCGCAGTTGCCACGGTATCGAGATTGTCGGCGAGCAGTTGCATGCCCTTTGCCGCCGCTGTGGCAACGCCGCTACTTGCGGCGGCCGAACCGACATATTCGATCAGCCGGTTGTTGAGAGACGTGTAGGCGCCTTCAAGCGTCAGCGTGGCGTTCGCGGCCTTGCCACCGACAACATCGGCGCCCGCCAAGATCGCCTGAAAGAACTCCTGGCTGGTGACCTTGCCGTCATAGACCGCCTTGCGGAGTTTCTGGACGGAACCGCCGTATTTGTCTGACGCGGCGGCAGCTTCCAGCAGGGGGCGAAGGCCGCCTTCGTTGATCTGGGCCCATTCTTCAGCCTGCAATTTGCCGTTGCCGAAAGCCTGCACCAGACCCAGCACGGCACCAGATGCCTCCGTGGAACTTTTGCCAGTGACGATCAGCGATTGCGCAACGGCTTCGTTGATCTGAAGAACCTGAGCCTGTGACGCGCCAAGCTCTCCGCTGACCTGCGACAGATTGCCGTAGAGGTCCGCAAGTGTGTTGATGTTGACGCCGTACCTGCCGCCGAGATCCAGCAGCCGAGATTGCACATCGGCGAGGTTTTCGCCTTCAAGGCCGGCGACCTTCAGGCTGTTCTGCAGGCGGGTGTAACTGTCCGAAAGGCCTGCGACCTGCTGAGCGCCGAACAGGGCGGCAAGGCCCTTAAAGGCGTTGCCAATTCGGCCAGACGATGCAGAGATCTGACGCTCAAGCGCGATCATCTGCTTTTGTTGGGCGCCGGTTGTGCGGTCGAATGTCGCGGCGGATCTTCGGAGGTCGGCTTCGTATTTGCCGACCTTGGCCTCAAATTCAACGATCACTTCATCTGCGGTTGCCATACTCGCAGATGATGAGTGTAAGCCGGTTTATGCTACGGACGGCCGGTTTCAGGGCAAACAGGTTTGGCTGGCGAGGTTCACTTTAGGCCGAACTGCGCCTTCTGGACGAGCTTCCCATCTTGGAACATGACATTCGCATTTGCGCCGACGTCGCCGAAGCCTTCGTATTGATACATCACTGTGTGGATGCCGGCGACTTCGCTTTCAGATGCGAGATCACCGGGGCCACCGATGATTTCTGTTGCCTCTGCATATGTCATGCCTGGCTTTAAGGCTTCGAATTCTGCTTTGGACATTCGCGGGTCGGTGGAAGGTCCGCGCGTCTCTGCCGATCCAACCTCAACCCCAGCATCGCGCAGGCGTTGTTCATAAAGGTCAGCGGTGGCCTTGGCCTCGGCGGCTGATGCGGCGAGCCGCTCGCCACGTTCTTCATGACTCTCCCCGCAACTGACGAGCGCCAGCGCCATAGCCGGCATTGTGATCGCCTTCATCCATCCCTCCCAATCGAATCCCCCGGAGACTGCCCGATGGGAGGCAGTGGCTCAAGGCGATCTGCCCTTTGTTGAAAAAGGCAGGGACTCCGAATAGCGTCGTTCCGGCTGTTTGCGGGAGGTGGTAATGTCTTGGCTAGAGAAGATCAGGCGGCTCTTTTCCGCTCCCCCCACGCCACCTCCACCACCATCGCTGCCCCCACCGCCTGTTTCCGCAGAGGTTACTTGGCAGGAGAGAGTAAGGCAGGTGCAGCTCCCTCCAGAAGAGAGGTTCCCAATTTACAGTCTTGCGGGCCCGGGTCGGCCAAAGCCAGCAAGCAAGCCAGATCCAGACAAGATGATAGAGGGCGTCCTCACCCGTTCTGGTCTCGCCAATGTGCGGGCTGAGGATATTGCATTTTACCGGCGCGCCTTGGATGCCGGAAAACTAAATGCGCGAGATGTCCGGAAGATGGGCAACCCAATTTCTGCGGATGAAAAGCGGGCTCTGGGGATTTCCTATCGAGGCATTCTTACCAAGGAGTTCCTTGATACTCTGAATGACAGGGGCATGGCTGATCCGATGATGGCGGCTCAGATAATAGGACGGACCGCGCTTTCTACGATTTCGAGCGGAAAATCACTTCGCTCATCGCAAGAGGCTGGCATCGAAATGGTCAGGTTCCGTTTCGGTGGCATGGCCGCCGGCCACTGCTCTTTCTCGCGGAAAATGGACGGGAAGCGGGTTCCTATTGGTGAAGCGGAGACCCTTCCTGCGAAGTCATGTGAACACCCTGACCAATGCGGTTGTCGATGGGGGGCATGGCTACCGATAATGGATGAGCTGGGCATAGATTGAGCCTGCTAACCCCGTCACACCCTACTGCGTCCACGGGGTGATCTACCGTTCGAAGCGGGACTAGGGGCGAGATAACAATCCCATCTCCGCCGCTTAGTTGAAAAATAACCAACCTCAGAATAGCAAACGCTCAGGAGGAGGGGGTTATGGCAACTGATTCTAGTGTGGCGGGTCCAGTAATTCATTACCAAAATGGCAATGTGGTTGTTGAGGATCATTTTGTGCGGTTCGGCTCAAAGAGCTACGCACTCAACAAAATCAATTCGGTAGATGTGACTGTGAGCCGCAAGATTAGCAGCGCTTGGCTGTGGCTGATCCTGCTAGGTGTTGTCTTCTTGCTGTTCGCGCTGGGTCAATATCAGACCGGCGGAAGCGGTGCCGCACTGGTGCTTCTGATCATGGGCGGCTTTTTCATTTACTCTGGAATCCAGAGCCATAAAAACCGCATCACAGAAACCTATCACCTGATGTTCGCCACTTCGTCTGGCGAGGCTCAAGCCACAAAGACCAAAGACGGTGAGGCCGTACAAGAGCTGCGGCGCGTGATCGAAGCGGCGATTGTGGCCAGGGGCTGAGGCGAGCTGCGTCGCTATCGCTAGCTTCCCTCATTCATTATGGCATAGCAGGCGGTTAAGGGGCCTGGCCCTTGGGACTAGGTGTCGATTCAACAAAAATCACCGAGAGCGCTTTATGCGCGAGGCACCATGGTGCTGAACCATGGGATAAGGCTTGGAAATGGCAATAGACGATGAAACCTATAACACCCACGCTTTGCAGGGGCATGTCGGCGAAGTCGCCCTTAAAGTATCAATTGCAATCGATCAAATCATCGAGCTTCTAACTTCAGATAAGGGTCGAAATTCACCTGAGTTTAAAGAGGGTATCGAGGAATTGCGGAGAATCTCTGACAATTTAGAGGATCGATTTGATTACTTGAGTGGGTGGGTAGACGACGATGAGTAATGTTCACAAACTCGAAAAGTTGGTCGCCTCCCGCGCAATATCGGCTGAGCTCGACGCAGTCGAAGAACTTGACATCTTGAAACACGGCGGCGGAGGTGGCACATCTGGTGGCATGACACCGTCAATGAAAGATTACGTCGACGCTCGCGACGCGCAGAATCTGTCAGAGATGAAGTCTGAGTTCGAGAAGATGCGCGCCGATCTATCGAAGCTCCCTACCACGTGGGTCATGGTTGGCCTGTTTGTTAGCGCCGTGAGCCTAATCCTTGGCGCTCTCGCATTCGGCGGGACAAGGTTTAACGCGGGCATGTCTATGGCCGACGTCCGCCAGGCTCAGCTGCAGCGTGACGAAGATCAGGACCAAGCGGTCAAGCAAATCAACGAGAAACTGGATGAGCTGATCGCAGCCCAGCAAGCGCCGAGGACTGGCCGTCAGTAAATGTGGAGGGGCCTGGGCCCCTTTCCCTAATTCAACACCCTGACCCCACGGGCCTCTAGAGCCTGACGCCGCCGCTCTGTCTCTTCGATAGAGGGTGGCTCAGGCGGTTCGTCACCGGTCTTGTGGGCCTGTTCCCAATTGTGGAGCATGGCCCCGTATTCCCAGAGCGTCAGGCGCTTTGCTTCCGATGGCTGTATGCCGCCCATCATCGCGCAGTTTGTCAGGATCTGACCTACGTCGATGCGGTCGTCCCCGCCTCGCTCTCGGCTTTTTTTTTAGCGCCTTCGCTCGGCTCATAGCCGTGCATGAAGCCATGCAGGACGACTTGGGCGACGGCCCAGTTTTCGGCGAACGGTCTGCGGTCAGGACCGGTGACGTAGCGTTCGATCAGCCGGTTCACGACCACCGGCTTGCATTCGACCGTCTGCCCGTCAACCTCGCCACCAGAGCCGCCAAGCAGACCCTGCCGGATGATCTCAGACACATCGGCCAGATGCGCCTGGCCGGCCATCATGCGCTCGTAGATGACCTGGATGCCGGCATTCGACTTCTGCTCAATATCCGAGCATGCGGCCCACGGCAGCTTGAAGTCATAGCTGCCGTCTGCCCACTCCAGCGTCACATGGTTTTGCATTATGCGGCGTCAGCCCAGGTCAACAGGCCGGCGCCGGTGATGGTCAGGCTCGCCTGCGTCCATTCACCGTCGTTGCCGGTGATTTCAAACGAGGAGATGAAGCCCGGGCCCTGCCAGTATCCCGCATCGATCGCGACAGCCGGTGCGCTCGGCTCATCCATGGCAAAGCGCCAGTTCTGTTCGGCGCCCATCAAGCCACGAATAGCTTCCATCTGCGCGCGGTTGTAGAGGCCGGAACCCGAAATCGACCAGTCCTGGGCACCGACCGATCGGACGGTCTGGCCCGCGTCTTCCGGGTCGGCGCAGTCGTAATCGGTCAGCTCGAAAGCATTTGCATAGGTGATCGTGATGCCGCGCGTGTTGATGCCGCAGAGCTGGGCGAACACTTCGGGGTCGGCGCCGTCGCCGAACAGAATATCGGCGTAATTGCCTTTGACCTTTGCGGCGTATGCCATTGCTGAAATCCTCAGTCGTGAACTTTGCCGGAAAGTGCGCTGAGGGAGGGCGCCGTGCTACGGACGGCTAGGGCTGGTCGATCGCGGTAAAGGTGAACATCACGACCCCGTGCCAGACGTCAGCTTCTGCGCCGTCCTCTAGGATCTGGGTACGGTCGACGTAGCAATCGGGCAGGGCATCCAGCACATCCGCGATGGCGGCCACAGCCTTTTCGCAATGCGCCTTTGCATCGGGGATCGCAGCGGTCGTGCCCACAAACACATGGTATGCGGTCGATACCGCGCCACCACGCCAGCCAGCATAGCGCTCAGGCTCGACATTCTCAGCGCCGTAGCGGCCGAACGGCTTGACCGGATTGTTCGGGGTCTTGCTGGGGTAGAGCCGGGCGGCCGGGATAAGCGTGATCGTTGCCGCGTCAGCCTTCAGCGCTGGGAGGATGATCCCCCGCGCTTCGATCGTCGGGCTGATCGTCGTCATTCATCGGCGCCAGATACGACGGGAAGGCCATTGCATCCCCCAGGCACACCAACATGTTCCAGTTGGTCACGTCGTGCGTCGTCTCGATCCGCGTCATTATCGCGTCCAGCCACTCGCCTAGGCGATCTACGTCGAGATACTTTCTCACCGGCCGGCGGTGTAGCAGGTTCTTCGACGAGCGTCGCGAAATTCGGCACCGCTTTGTCCGCAACTTCGCGCTTCACCCGGTAGGCTCCGTCGCCATCAGGTCCACCGTCTGCACGGAACAGGCTGACAGCGCGGGACGGCCAGCGATGGTTGTAGTCTCGGTGGAAGCGAACCTTTGTCATGAGCGGGTTGTCCCATGCGCTCTGCGTTGGGGGATACGGACGGCCTAGAGCTTCCCGCCCTTGATGACGCGGGCCATGGCGGCATCCGCGAGCTTCTGGGCATCGCGGCGGATCTTCTTGGCCGCAGGTGCCATGTACGGGCGCTCAGCGACCCTTGATGTGCCGAATTCCAGAGCGACGGCATACTCGGCGAACGAAACGGATTGAGCCTTGAGGGGGCCAGTCCGTTCGGCAAAGATCTGGTTCGCCAGCACGCCGGTGTCGTTGTTCGGCGGCTCGCCTGGCGCAGACGGGACATGGTTCGCCCCGGATACAGCGCCGGTTGTGATCGATATGGCGGCTTCTGTGGCGTGCATGTCGGCCAGCGTATAGACCAGCTTCCCCGCCTCTTTGCGCATGCCAAGCGTCATGTTCCGCAGGCGCTTGGAGTGGGCATCAGCGCCTTTGAATTTAGCCATCAGCCCAACCGCCTATCCATGTCGGTCATGACTGCGAGAAGCTCTTCCTTGGACGGAGGGTGAAAAAACCCACTGCGGTATTTTGGCCTCATAATCCTTTCGAATAGCGCGGAGCAGCAGGGCCTGGCGAACCGACCACGCCGAGATGGCCATCGAGGTAAGTGAGGCTAGGATTGTGACGATCTGCAGTGTGGTCATGACTCGACTCCTTTGAGCTGCCGGAACAGTCTGATGGTGTTGTCGCGATCAGATTCGGAGGCGTTGCATGTCGGAAACAAAACGACGGGGTCAGAACCCTTGGCCGAATGGCCCGGCAGAGGCGGTCTACCTGGAGCGTTACCAGCTCGCGTTGCATCCAGAATGGGTGATCGCCAGAGTGGAGATGTCTGACGATCCGGCAGATGGGCCGTGGCATTACCATGAGGTTTGTCTGGATGCTGAAGCCGCTCGCGAGCTGGCAGAACAATTGTTAGCCGCTGCAGACATGCTCGAAGGAAGAGGGCGGCCGAACTGATCACGCCTTCCTCCCTCTGCATACCCAATGCGACCGGGCCGGATCACGATCGGCACTCTGCAAACGATACTTTTGCCCCGAAACGGTGACCTCCATATCGCTGGTCAGGTCGGGCAGGCCTTGGGCGAGAATGATCAGGCGAACGTCACCTTCGGCAAAGCCTTCACCTCGGCGCATGGCGTCAGTGGCGGCGTCAATCTGGGCCTTGCAGGGCTGATCCGCGCCAACATAGCCGGTGATGTTTCCGGCGTTGTCGTAGATGGGATCGCCGGTGCCGGCGTGCAGTGTGGCCGGGAGATAGAACCCGGCGAACACTGGTGTCATGATCCGGGCCAGCCCGCCGTCAAGCAAGCCCATCAGAAGTATCTCCCGAACGGACCAAGCGAGCAGGGCAGGTGGCCGGTCGAAGAGACGAGCGGCCCCGCGACGCACGCCTTCAGCATGGGCCACAGCTCGGAACCGTAGGACGTCGTGCCCCAATCCCCGCCACCAGCATTCCCAGCGCTATCGAAGCGCTCCAGGCTTAGTGAGCCTGACCGGATCGATTTGAAGCCCGTGACACCTTCTGCGGCCATCTGAGCCTCTGTCCCTGTGCCGATCCCCGCCTTTGTGAGCAGGTGCGCGATCGCGAGCATCGCCGCCGTGTTCATCCCATCGCCCAGGCAATCCTCCAGATGCGCAATCCGGCGGACGGCTTCGGTCGACCAGTGCGCATAAGCTGGATCTGATACCGCAGTGAAGGCGGGATAGATCGCGATGAAGTCTGCTTTGCTAGGCGGGGTGTACATGGGTCAGGCCTTGGCCTTGCCAGAGCGACGCGGCGCCGGCTCCCTGGCAGGTTCCGGCTTCACAGCTTCCAGAACCTCAACACCGGGCGAAGCGCGAAGCAGGGCACCGTAATGGTCGGAGAATTCCGCTGTAATCTCTCCCATGGCAGGCAGGCGATGACCGCCTTCAATGTCGAAGGGTGAGTTGGTCAGATTGCGGATCGTAAGGGTTGCCATGTTCGGCTCCTGATCGAAGGGGTGCGGGGATGACGGCCCCGAAAGGGTGCCCCGCCAGCGTGAACCAGCGGGGCATAAGGTTACGCGGGAGGCTGGCTGATGCCGTCGACGTAACGGAAGGCGACCGTGGTCAGCAGTTCAATGCCGCCGGTCCGGAAGATGCCCGGAACCGTGTAGTTCAGCGGCCCGTCCTGATAGACCGGCAGGAACTGGTGCGGCATCGGCAGGTGCAACTTCACATAGTCCTGATCGTTCTTGTAAACGACCAGTCGGCCGGTGCCGGCGGAACCGGCAGTGCCCAGTTCACGCACCGCGCGAATGGTCAGCGGACGGCCGGTGGTCAGCGTGTAGATGTTGGTCCGCTGGATGAACGACAGGATCGTTTCCATCGTGGTGGCGCTGTAAGGCGTCGCGGCGATGTAGTTATAGGCTTCGACCGGCAGAAGCACCGTATCCGCCATTTCCGTCTGGAAGCTGGCGAGAGAGATGCCCTGCAGGGCGACGTTAATGTCGCGAACGATCTGCGCAGGGGTCTTGGTGCCAACGCCGCTGGCATCCACCCAGAACGTCACCGATCCAGTACCATCGGCCGGGGCCGTGGTGGTGGTGATGCCGCCATAGTTGGTAAGGCCGCCCAGGCCCTTCTCGGCCGAGCCGAACAGGGTCAGGTCGTACATGAACTTGGTGTAGGCGAGACGGGCAGCGCGAGCGCGGCGATCGGGCAGGCTGGCGCCGACCTGATACGCTGTGTTCACCTCTTCGATGTTCCACTGATAGCCGATGGCGGCCAGCTGGAACGTCTTGGTCTGCATGTCCTGCGACACATCGGCCAGCGGGATATCCTTGGCGGCGCCCGACTGCCAGTTTGCGCGGCCCGACAGGTCCGAGGTGTAAGTCAGGATACCCGGCGACCATGCTGGGCCGCTGGTATCAACATAAACCAGTCGACCGAAGTCCCAGTCAGGGAAACGGGTTTCATAAACGGTCTGGTTGACCTTGAAGGCCTGCGCCGTGACCAGCGACAGTGCCTGTGCGTCAGTGAGCATCTTCTGCATGATCGATTACCCCGAAACAGAGAGAGAGGGGACGGGGCGGCGGTAGCGAACTGCGCCGACATTGCCGTTGGTGCCGTCTTCCTCGAACTGAGCGCCGGGGATGCTGACGACGGTTGCGGACTGGGCAGCGCCGGTCCAGGTCTTGTTGGCGGTGTTCCACCGAGCTGGCGCACCCTTGGTGACGTTCGCGCCCAGCAGAACCCCGATGACGCCGCTTTCGCAGATCGCCACGTTGTCATACTGCGCATAGCTGTCGCCGGGGCGGGGCAGGACGGCGCAAGCTTCGGTGATGCCGAGGACATTGCGGCCGGTCGTTGCATCCAGTTCCACAGCGGTGTGCGAGCCAGTGCCGGGCATCACGGGGACGCCAAAGCCAAGCAGCGCAGCGCCTTCCTTGGTGCGGGTGAAAGTGTTCCACTCTTCCATGTTGACCCGGCGGCCAACTGCGAAGGCGGGAATCGTGTTGCGATAGGTGACCATTATGCAGTCCTCCAGGCGTTCAGATCGGTGTTGGCCTTGGACAGCGCCGCATCAGCCTGCTGGGCAGCATCGCCGAGGCTCTGGATGCCACCACGGAAAGCGGCACCGTCGAAGGTCTGTTCAGCCGGCTTGGCGTCCTTGGTCAGCACGGCGAACGAGGCGGCGATCTGGTCAACGGTCCAGTCCTTGGCGGCGTCGCCCATCTTGGCGTCCACGACGGCCTTCATGATGACGTCGCTGTCGGCGTCTTCGGCGAAGGTCACGCCAAGCGCCTTGGCCTTGCCGCACACACCCGCGTAAGCCTTGGCGGCATCGCGCAGCTTGGCTGGGGTCAATGCCGCATCGGCCAGCTTCTGGTTCAGCGTGGCAATTTCAGCATCCTTGGCGGCTAGGGTGGTGGTCGCGGTCGCGACGTTCGTTTCCGCCGTGGTCGCGCGCGTCGTCGCGTCAGCCAGTTTTGCGTTGAGGCCATCGACTGCGATCCGAACGGCCTCACCGTTCGTCGCATCGACTTCGGCATCGCCGATCTTGATCTTCATTTTGGGCTTCTCCGGGGTGATGGTGCGCTCGTCGATGATGCGCAGTTCAGCGCCCCCGCGTGCTGCGGGGACGAATGCAAGGTGATTGATCGCGATGTCGGTCTGATAAGCATCGCAGGCCGTGCCATCGGGATGCTTGCCGTCAGTCGGGAAGATGAGATTGGTGGAATAACCCATCGATACCTGGCGGTGCGTCGTGCTGGCGGACTTTACCGCTGCGGCATCGCGGACGATGATGGGAACGCGGACCTTCTGCCCGTCTCGCGCGATGTCGCCGTTTACTTCACCTTTGCCGAGCGCCTTCCAATTGGAAGCGTCGACCATCTCGCGAGGGTGATCGATCGTGACCGGGGCAGCCGCATAGGTGGCGAGGCTGTCGGTCTTGAAGACCTCAGATTCCGGCCGATAAACTTTGACGCTGGCCCGGTCTTTCAGGCCATGCTCGTTGTGCGGATCTACTTCGGTGCCCAGGTAATCCTGCAGGCCGGTGCGCGCAGCATACACCTCGGCAACAAGGCTACCGTCTCGGCAAATGCGAGCGGAGGAAGCGGCATCGAGAGTGTCAGTAAGCTGCACCATGCCCGCGTTTTGCGGGCGATCGGGGCGGGGCTCTACGGACGGTTGTTGTGGCGGGGTCTTCGATTTCGACTTTGCGTCACCGCATCTGCCCACCGAACATTGCCGGGTTCGTAATTGCCGTTCACATCAATGCGGTCGATCGAGTAAGTGGGGTCGGGCTTTGGCCCTATGTGGGCGAAGAAGGCCTCAAAACTCGAAAGCCATTCGGCGCAGACACTGATGCCGCGACCTCCATAGTCTGGCCAATCCTTGCTTTTCGGGTTGTGGCATCTCTCCTTAATCTTACACCAGCATCTGTGCTCCGCTGTATATGACATGCCATGCCTGGTTTTCTGTGCAGCATTCATGGCGGGGACCATGCACCCGCAGTGCTTGCTATGTCCCTGCTTCAGAGTGTGGATCGGTATGTCTCGGGTAATTCCGCAGATGCATCGGCAATGCGCTGTTCGCTGAACACCATCACGGTGCTTTGACCCATTCGGAGTGGGGCGCCGATAAGGGCTCCCCTCTCCAACGATAGACCACATGCCAAACTGATCACGATGATTTAGCAGCTCGGATATGGTTTTGCGAGGCTGGCGAGGCTCTAGCGTACCTCCCCGCCGCAATCTCGCTTCGTGCATTGAGCAGTACTTGCCCCGGTTTTTTGCTGCCTTGTCGCAATCCGGAGCTGCGCATAAAGATGCGATAGCCATGTCGTGTCACCTCACGTGCTTGGTCAGGGCTGAAGCAGGTCTAGACCACCTGTTTCAGTCCGCTGAGTCTAGCATTTCTGCCGAGTCGCGGCCAGAATTTAGATGCCCAGTTCACTCATTATTGCGAGGTAGGCGCCCCGCCTGCACCCGCAGAAGGGTGGCTGGCTGGGCTCATCCCCAGCCTCAATCGTCTCACCTCCCTGCATCACTGTGGTGTCGGGATTGAGCTGCTTGCGAGTTTTGTGATCGTAGATATTACCGTTTCGCGCCGCGTGGTGCGGTCGGGCATGCTTTTTGCCGCTCGAACGCCAGCGCCATGCGGTTAATCCCGCTTCGGCTTGCCTTTGCTGATCCAGGGCGCCGGATAGGGCTGCATTTTGGTGACTGGCAATGCGCAATGACCGATCGCGCGCCAGTCCGGTTGCTTCCCGGATATCCCGCGCCACCTCACGCGCAGGCAGGCGGTTCTGGTATCCACGGAACACGGCGTCAGAAATGCGTCCCTTGGCCTGATCGGAGACGTTGCGGACGAGCGCAACATTGCGATCCAGCGCGACCTGCAGGGTTTCCTCGACCGGCCCGGCGGTGAGCATCATCGACAGATCGATTTTCGTGGCTGACTTCACGGCAGTAACCCAGCGCTGCCGGTGGATCTGTTCAGCCCAGATCAGCCAGCGACGCATCTCCAGCGTGAACTCTGCGATCAGGCGGGTGACTTCGCTCTCCGCTTCCTCAATCGCGCTGACCTGATCTGCTGCGGCGTCGGTGGTCAGCCCGCCGGTATAGTTGCTCAGGATGCGGTCAGGCGACCATGCGCTGAGAACGGCGGTGTAGAGGCGGGCGAGGTCTTTCTGCGGCCCGATAGCTGGTTCAATCGGGCGAACGTCAACGTCGCGACGGACGCCCTGTTGCCGGGCCATGCGGATGAGGTCGAAGGGCATTACTCAGCACGGCGGGGCGGCGCGCTTCCTATCGAGCCGCCCGTGCCGGTAGATGCAGGATCACCTCCTTCCGTTTCGACAATGTCGAGATCGTTGCCGTCGCCGGGCGGCACTTCTCCAGCGGCTTCAGCTTCCTCAATGCTTTCCTTGAGCCCTGGCCAACGTCCACTTTCGATCAGCCTGTTCTGCACCGACTTCGCGAGCGCGCTTTCAGGGATAAGGCCCGACAGGGAGTATTTGGAGACGGTGTCCGCTTCCTTGTTCTCGATGTCGGCTTCGTCCTTTTCGGACAGGTGATGCAGGGGCGAGAACTTCCACGGCAGATCGGTCGGAACGCCAGCGCTGGGCAGGACGGCCATGTCCAACTGCTCAAGCGCGGGGCGAAGCTCGCTTTCCTGACCGGCCGAGATCGCGTCTTTGTAATTGCGTTCGTCGCCTTCGCCGGTGGCGTTCATGCCATCAGGAGATTTACCCAGCAGCTTCGTCGCAGGAATGTTCGCAGCCCCAGCGGCGATCCCCATCAGCGTGACGATCATGTCCTTCGCGCCGCTGAAGTTCAGCGTGCGGGTTTCCCATGAATCCTCCGCGTCGAGGCTGATCGATCGGTGGATAGATTTTTCCTGCGTGGCGACGTTGATCCGCTGCTTGACCTTCTCATCACCGCCGGGCTGGGACAGCGTTTCGTGCAGCTTGTAGAATTTGAAGACGTCGATTTTCGCTTCATCAATCAGGGCGGCAAAGCCGGCCGTCGCGGTCGTGGCGTTCTTCACCGCCTCATCGACCACCTGCACCACGCTATCGCCCCAGAACCGGTCTTCCCAATTGGTGCTGGTGAAGCCAGGCACCGACTGCCCCTTGAAGAACACCAGACGCGTGCGGTGGATCAGCGGACGAGCTGCGGTGTTCAGCCGGAAGTCGACGGGTTCGTTGAAATAGGGGCTGAGAACGTCATCATCGGCCACGCCAAGGCTTATCTGCGAACGGTAGAGTGGGATCAGGCTGACCACCTGCTCAGGGCGAATGTTGTTGGGCAAGGGCGCTTTGGGATCATCACCGAGATTGATGAACAGCGCGCCACCGCCGAGACGTCCGAAGATCCGAGCCTGACGGACCTTCGCCCAATAGGCCAAGCGCTTCTCTTCCGCTTCGATCTTCTCAATCTGATCGTCGCCAGCGTCCCAATCGCGGCCTGCTCGCGTCTCATCCTGCGCCGGAATGTCGACGATCTGCCGGATCAACCACGACGATCGATAGGCCGCTTCGATCTGCTGTGGCGGCATGCTTTGGCCCAGCCAGAAGTTGTGCATCGAGCGGTCAACTGATGTGCCGCGCCCGGTCATGACGTTGGCCAGTCCGTCGGACACCTGCATCGGGATCGGCAGGACGCTCCTGCCATCGAACACATAGCCCGGCTTGGGGCGGACGTTGCGGACAGGGACGCTGGACATGCCCGCAACGGTGTGGTCGGAATGGCTGGATTGCTACGGACGCATGGGGTGGGGGAAATCATGGGAGAGAACGAGACCGGCGCTGTCGAGCCAGTGAGGCATGCGCGCGGGCTAACGTGGTTTGGGTTCGTCATTAGCGGATTGTATATCGGCCTGGTCGTTTTCTACGTCTCCTACACGTGGCCGCTTGTCACCACCATGGAGCCGAATGAGATCGGAGATGCACTTGCCGGCGTTTTCGCCCCGCTGGCGTTCCTCTGGTTGGTTCTCGGCTTCATGCAGCAGGGTGACGAACTGAAGAACAGCGTTGATGCTCTGAAGTTGCAGGGCGATGAACTGCGGAACTCGGTTGAGCAGCAGCGTGAACTTGTGAAAGTGACGAGGGAGCAGCTGAAGGCTGAAGCTGAAGTCCGGAAAATGAATGCAGATCAGCAAGAGCGAGATGCGCAGCCCAAGCTATCGTTGCGCCATGAGCATGCCACGAATGCTGTCATCTCCGGGCTCCGCGTTTACCTTAGTAGCCTAGGGCCTTTGTGCACTGACATGGTGGCAGAGATGCGCGGATCCGAAGCACATGAATTGCACAACGCAGATCGGGGCCAACTTTGTACTTGGTTTGTCCGATTGGAACCAGATTTCAACCACAGGACGCTAGAATTTGAAATCAAGTACACTGACCGACGTGGTGTGAGGATGTTCCAAGATTTCAAAATCGAGATTGTTAGGGCGCGCGATGGCATGATTGAAATTGGTCGAACCCGGCACATCTGCACTCACCCCGTTGAGGATGATGACTGGGAGGATTAGGATTGTTTTCTCTTGGAATGTCTTAGGACAAAAAAGGGCGGTCGTTCCTGACCGCCCCTTCATTATCCGATCGAGCTAGCTGTTAAGCCAGGCCGACGCGTCGCGTTTCGAAGATCGAGCGCGGGTGACCATTCGACAGTTCAATCGACGGCGCCGCAGCGAAACCGGACATCACATCACGGACAAAGGTGACAGCAGCGGTCGCGATATCGCCGATGAAGGCGAGGGCTGCTGCAATCGGAACGGCGAAGAAAGTGAACAATCGAGATCGGACCATGGTTATTCTCCTATCCTTGGGTGATCAATCAAGGTGGAGCTAGATGACGGCGACGACGTGTGGATTGCTACGGACGGGCAACGCGATTAGGCTGCTGGCATGGGATTAAATAAAGCAATAGCAAATCAGGTTGCGGGTCTTGTCGAGGACGCTCGCTCTCGCCTCGACTACATCGCGAAGCAACAGCAGTTTCATCGCGGCCAGATTGATAAACTCGACGCCGAATTACCTCATCTATCTGATGCGCTCAATCGATCCGAGCGTCCGGTTCCGGACGGCTCATGCCCAGCATGCTGGATCGGGCGAGGTGTAGCATCAGAAATGTCCCCTCAGCCGTCAGCAGATGACAATGTTGACGAGTATCGTTGCAAAAGCTGTGGTTTTGAGCTCAGCGTTGAGGTCAATCGCTAACTTCACAGCACATCAAACGCCGACGCCTTCCCTTCCAGCATCAGCTCCGTCAGTGCCCACACCAGCGCATCCCCTCGATCCGGCGACCCCTCACCCACGTATCCCGACGGAGTGAAGTTGCAGAGCTGGTCTTCAAGGTCGGGGAAGTCACCAACGTGATGCACCCGGCCTTGCTCGTACAGGGCGCTGATCGGCTCTGCGCGGACTGACTTACCTCGTGATGCCGAGACATCCTTGTACGAAGCGGACCGGTCAGCTGTTGCGATGGTGAAGCGCACCATGTCGCCGCCAAAGTTCTTCTCGCCAACGATGCGATCGGCTCTGTGGTGGTGGTATCGCTCAACAGCACGCCTGCCCCATCCTTCTGGGCCCATCTGACAGGTAGCGTCCTCCAGAATGTAGGCGTGCCCATCGATACCCAGTCCAGCAACCACGATGCCGATATCGTCGCCGCCACCGTCACCCTTAGTGCCTGATGGATCGACCGCGACTACGATGCGGCGCATCTCGGGGGCATCCTTCACGCGCAGGCTGTCGATGCCCGGCATGGTCCTGCCGTCCTGCGCCGTTCGGTCTTCCAGCGACCACAGCGCGCCAGATACCTCGCTCGCCCATTCCCCCGCTTCGAAGCGAAGGCGCTTGGCCGCAGACATGCCGGCCAGCACTTCGAAATACTCGGCCGGCAGGTTGTCCGCGTTGTCGGACGGGTTCACCTTCATCTCGACATAGTCGTCGGGCTTGGGCAGCGCCTCTTTCGTGCCGGGCTTCAGCTTCGACCGGAACAACTGGTAGGACCAGTGCAGTTTGCTGGGCGGGTTGCAATCGAAGTAGGCTTTCAGGGCAAGGTGGGTCTTGCCGGTCGCCGCCGCGATCTCCGGCGCCAGTTCGCACTTCTGCGCCAGGCGAGACATTGCGATCTCAATTGACCCCCACGGGATTTGGCTGCTCTCGTTGAAGTAGAGCGTGCAATACTCCGCGCCCAGGATCTTTTCGACGCGCTCCTTGTCGTCCAGCCCGGCGATCCAGATCTGCGATCCGTTCGGCAGCTCGACATAAAAGTCGGTCTTGTCGGGCCGGTAGCGCAGGGTAGGGAAGCAGAGCTTCAGCACCTTCGGCAGCGTGTCTGCCCAGATGCTGGTTTTGGCGTGGTTGAAGCGGAAGCGGAAGATGACGTGCCGGGACGCGGGCGCGTTGATGGCGCGCTGCACGATAGCCCGGCACAGCAGGAACGTCTTGCCAGAGCGCGAACCGCCGCGCAGCATGATGTTGCGGGCAGGGCTGGCGAGAAGGCGATTGGCCTCGCGCTGACGGGGGGTGAGGGTGGCAGTCAAAGGCTGGCGTTTACCCGACAGTCATCTTCCTCGGCGACACTGGCCCAGGAGGTGAAAAATGGACGAAACAGAACAAGACGATTACGATTTCGAAGATGATGAGCTGGACGGCCCATTAATCGAATGCATCCACTGCGGCGCACCGGTGTACGATGCACCGCCGGGTGCAGAAGGAGCGCTCTGCAGCGCCTGCGATTGATTGAGAAGACGCTGGCGGGGCGCGTCATAGCCCCGCATCCTCTTGTGTTACTGTCAGCGCCATCGCGCCGGAATGCTCAATCTTGTCCTTGAATGCCTGCACCGCGACGTGCTTGCCGACCAACTCAAGCGCCTTTGATGCACCGAGCGCGTTGAACTCGAACAGCGGATTACCGCCCTCGTCGGTGACCTGCTCGCCTTTGCGGTCAGTGATCGGGCTGATCTCCTGCATACAACGCTCGTGCAGCTTTACCGCCTGCCGAAGCACATAGTCCGCATCGATCTGAGTTCTTTGCGACCGCGCCAGCAAAGCTTCTCGGACGGCCTCTGAGACCATAACATTCGATAACAGGCGTGATGACTGCTCTTGTGCCGTCTTCGCGCTGTAGCCTGCCCGAATTGCCGCCTGTGTGGCGTTCAGGTCAATCAGGTACTCTTCGACGAAACGGCGCTGCTTCTGGTTCATCGTCTCGGCTTCCGTTTCACATTGCTCTGTTCTGCCCTGAGCCGGGCGATTGCTTGCTTCCGGGCCTCGGCAAGCTGTTTGGGTCCGCCGCATTCAGCGATCCAGCGCATGATTACCTCTCTGCGTGCGCCATAGGCCCGCTCAACGCCGCGCCAGCCTCCCCGGGTGGTCGGGTCTATGAACCTGTCCCGGAACCCCTCAGGCAGGGGCGGGAAGCGATCTATGGGGATCACAGTTCGATCTCCTCACCCTCTGCCCCTGCCACCATCTCGGCAAAGTCGACACGGACGGATCGGGGCATGCGGTTGTAGAGGTGGACAAGGCTCATGCACTGGCTGTCCTCGTCTGCGGGCTGGCGAGGTGCGAGCGACAGTTGCGACTGGAGCGCGGCGTATCGCAGATCACGAGGGCTGGTCCGGTCCTTCGCAGCCTGGTCGAGTAGCTTGCGGGCTTCCCCGTGCGGCAGGCGGGACAGCGCGGCGTAATGGTCAAACGACAGATCAACACTCCGCTCCTCTGCCGGGAACACCTCTGCGACCCGAGCGATGGCGTCGAGCTTGCGCGGATCCTCCAGTATCTCGGGCAGGGCCAGCGCCATCTGTTCGGCAAACGCGCTGTCGGTCTTGGCCCGGGCGCGGCCATAGGCCATCCAGTCAGCAGCCTGCCACTTTGTCTCCCGATCCTTGCGCATCAGGTCGCGGCCAGTGGCGATCCATTCTTCGCAGGACAGATCAGCCGGCAGGTCGAGCGCCGGGGCGAATTCGTCAGCCAGGGGCGCTGTGATGATCGCGGTGGTGTTCTGCATCACCCTCTCTCCATTTCGATTGATCCGGGGTTGTGTTTCCATGTCGGCCGCAGAACCGTGACGATGCTGCCTTCGCGGATCACGACGCGGTGACCTGTGCCGAGCCGAACGAACGTCGCGCCAATCTGCGCAGCGGCTTGGAAAGCTCGACCTGACAGGATTGCGCAGACCTCTTCGGGAGGCAGGTTCTTCACCCGCTCTTGGAAACGCTGGATGGCGTGGTTGGTGATGATGATCATGCTGCCTCACTCCCTCCTTCGACACCGATCCCGCCCAGCAGCGCGCGCAGTTCTTCGACCGGCACAGCCTCCACCGGCGGGCGCCATTCGACGTCGTGCCTCCAAGCCAAGTGCTTGGCGCGGCTCTTGGCGTATTTCCGGGGAGAACCGACACGATCGGCCGCAGTGCGAAATTCGGCGGGCGTCGGCAGGAACTTGCTCGATTTCAGAAGCGCCGAATAGGCGGCGCGCAAATCGACATAGGGCACACCGGCCAGCGCCTCCCGATAAGCCTTTAGCTTTTCGCCAACCTCCATGACCGTAACGCCTTTTCGAGTTGCCGTTACGCCGGCCATGCGCACCACCAGTGCATCGATCTCTCCCTCGGTGGCAGCGCGGGGTTCCGGCTCGGCGGCGAACGCGCGAAACCGGGCGGCAGTCTTCGGGCCCGGCGGATCGTCGCGGTCAGTCCCAGTCAACAGGACCTGCATCAGCCCTTCGTTCACATTCGGACTCGTGGGCAGCGATGAGCCAGGGGTCGGTGCAGCGATCGTTGCGGGCAGGTTGGCGGTCATTGGTCGATTTCCGTTCTTCGCGGGGGTCGTATGCGGCGGCCCATCCCCGGGCCACGATGGCTTCCAGCAGGCGACCGGGCGGCCAGTCGTCGTCCACCAGCTTGTCGATGTCCCGTAGCAGCTTGGCGTAGGCGGTGGGCGTGCAGGGCAGGCGCTTCGCCTTGCGGTTCGCTTTCAGGTCCCGCCAAACCTGCGGTTCCGCCCAGCCCGGTCTTGGGAACGGATCGGCCTCACATGCGCGCGGGGTATCTCCATACGGGTGGGTAGGGGGGCGGGGGGTTTGTTGGGGGGT